GTGCGGGGAGACCATCAGGAAGCCCCAACAAGGCAACATCAGACGCTAGGATAGCTATAGCCTCATTTGTGGATGGAAACGCTTATAGGCTCTCTGGATGGCTTGATCAAGTAGCGAATGGAGTGCGTAAGAAGGATGAGAACGGTGATCCCACTGATGAGTATGTCATCCCACCAAACCCAGCGAAGGCGTTTGACCTATTCCAAAGCGTAGTGGAGTATCACATACCCAAACTGGCAAGAACTGAAGTGACTGGATCGGATACTGCACCAGTGATCATTGAGCACAATATCAATGTGTTTGGCCAGTTGTTGGAGAACATTAAAGCATCGCGTCAGAGCCAATGAGTGAAGTCATTGATGATGTCCTACTGGATCCCAAGACTCAGGAGGAGTTCCTAAACCTATCAGTTGTCGACCAGACAGTATTCCTATGGCAGTACCAGTGGCTGAAGGAGAAGGCGCATAAGCATCAGATTGAGCCATCAGGGGATTGGTGGAGTATTTGGCTGATGCTCGCTGGTCGCGGGGCAGGCAAGACCAGAGCCGCCTCGGAATGCTTGGCATGGTGGGCATGGAGTCAGCCTGGCACCCGTTGGCTAGTATCGGCTCCAACTAGCGGAGACTTGAAGGGCACATGCTTTGAGGGTGACTCAGGATTGATGACCATTATTCCCCCAATGCTGATTGAGAAGTACAACTCCAGTCTGCATGAGATACACCTGACCAATGGGTCATTCATCAAGGGAATTGCAGCGTCCGAGCCTGAACGGTTCCGTGGCCCTCAATTCCATGGTGGATGGTGCGACGAGTTGGCAGCGTGGGAGTACATCCAAGAAGCGTGGGACATGATGCAGTTCGGTCTCCGCTTGGGTAAGAAGACCAAGCTGATCTGCACCACAACTCCAAAACCCAAAGACTTGATCCTTGATCTGGTTGGGCGTGAAGGGGATGACGTAGCGATCACCAGAGCCTCGACTTACTCAAACATCAAGAACTTGGCGGAGAACTTCCAGAAGCAGATCCTTCAGTATGAATCGACCAAGCTTGGACGCCAAGAGATCTATGCTGAACTGATTGATCCAGAGGCGGATGGTATCGTCAAAAGAGACTGGTTCAGGCTATGGCCAGATGGGAAGCCCTTTCCCAAGCTTGAGTATGTCATCCAATCCTATGACTGCGCAACCTCAGACAAGACGTACAACGATCCTACGGGCTCCATCACGCTAGGCGTGTTCAAGCCATTGGATGGTGGCATGTGCGTCATGGTGCTCGACTGTTGGCAAGAGCACCTCCAGTACCCTGACCTCCGCCCCAAAGTCCTTGAGGAGTTCGAGGTGGCATATGGGGAAGGAAGAGAGAAGAAGCTCGTGGACGTGGTTCTGGTGGAGGACAAGTCCGCTGGAATCTCATTGATCCAAGACTTACAAAGGGCGCATATCCCAGTCATTGCATACAACCCTGGTCGAGCCGACAAGATCCAACGCCTATCCATTGTGGCCAACATCATCAAAGCTGGGCGCGTGTGGGTGCCAGAGTCATCCGTCCGTAAGGGCTATGTGAAGGACTGGGCTGAAGGTATGGTGAGCCAGATCTGTTCATTCCCTGAGACGGCACACGATGAGTTCGTGGACTGCATCAGCCAAGGGCTACGGTACTTGAGAGACGCTGGGTGGATCAGCATTGACATGCCAAGGCGTGATCCCTATGATGACTCAGACATATTGGATGCGGATGAGCATAACAACAGAAGCCGAGCCAACCCATATGCTCAGTAAGGTGGAGTCGGACTCCACGTGGCAACAACTCCACTGGGGTTGAACCAAACATAGATCAAGGGCATAATCTGACCATGGCTAAGAAACCCACACTAGACGAGATGCGCCTTGCTCTGACGAGGGGCAAAACCAAACATGAGCATGCCCATGAGAAGGCTCGACTCAATGCCATTAAGATGCTTGGGTTGCATGAGAAGAACACGGCTCAAGACCGAGCCAAAGCCATGGGGTTTGACTTAGAAACATTCCATGGCACGGATGCACCAGACATTGAATCATTAGACCCTGAGCGCACCAAAATCATTAAGGGAGTGTTCTCGACCACAAACCCTAAAACGGCATCACGTTATGCTGAAGACGAAAGAAAACGAGCAAACGAAAAAACAGCACCAAATGTTTTGCCCCTTCTTATTAAGTCTGCGTCACACGAAACAATTCCTAAGTACGATATAAACACCATCAATGCCTACAAGAACCGTGGTGCAAAAGGTGTATATCGTCCTGAGATGCAAACCGCAGTAACGTTTGACCCATCTCACATAAGATCAAGGTTTGCAGCGTTTGATCCTGCTAGAGAGCATGATACAGATTTACTCGCTGCCAAAGGCGGTGAAGTTCTCCCCCGTAAACAACGCAATGCCAACCTCAAGAAGTTCTTGTCCTCTAGCAAGGTAAAAGAAAAGCTTTACCACGCGACACCAAATGACTTTAAAGAGTTTCAAGGCGAGGGCTTTGATCCTACTATCAGCGGTAATGCTACATGGCTATCAACTGACCCTCACCATCAGCCAGCCATGCACAACATCAGTGGTGGAAGAGACGCACAGTTCAGACAAGGCACCAACGTAATGCCTGTTCACGTTCAGGCCAAGGTACCACTGTACTTAGACGACAAGAACATGATCGAGTATGCTCGCGCAGCTTACGCCAATGGGAGTAGTGAGTTTCCTGACCTCCTTTCACCCAACACAGTTAAACTCCTCAAAGAAGATGGATACGACAGCATCATTCACGCTGATCCATATAAAACTGGTCGAGCCCATGAGATCATCATGCTTGAGCCCAAGCGCATCAAGTCGGCTATAGGAAACCGTGGCACCTATGATATCAATGAGTCAGATATCAACAAAGCCAAGGGAGGCAACGTGCCATCAAAATACCCAAGCATTGAAGAGATGCTCCAAAAGCTCCAAGAGGCTGGTCGCACACCAATCATGCCTGCGCCTGACCGTTGGTTCAAGAATCCTGAGAAACATCCCTACCAACAAAAAGCCATCGAGAAACTTCTAGCGTACACAGGCCACAACCGTGAAGCATTCCCCCATGGTGCTCACATCAATCCGATCACTGGCGAACCGTTAGACTTTGAGATCATGCATGACTTGGGTGTGGCGATTGATCCTGTGACAGGCACACCACGGATGTCTGGAATTAAATCAGGGCTAACAGAGATTGATCCAAGGTTTGGTACCGAGACCAAGAGCAACTTAATACGTAAGAGCCTATTCAAGCACGAGGGCGGAGATCCCTTACTGGATAGGATCAAGTTCTTGGCAACGATTGAGAAGAGCGGTAAGGGACATCACTACGGATTGTCTACACAGTATGCGTCCCCTGCCGAGCTAGTTCAAGAGATGAGGGGCAACCCAACGCTTAGACCACACAGCCGTGGAGACATCTACAGCGTCGGTGACGAGGTCGGAAGGATATCCATCAAGGGTAAGCACCACCCAGTGTATGAGAAGCTCCTAGTCGCTCCATCTGGCATGGATGTACAAGGTAAAAAACTACACAAAGCCAAAGGTGGAATCACCCACGCCCACCATTTAGACATTGAGGAGCGCCCGTTATGAATGAATTAGTTGGCAAGGGCAGACCGTTCTACTCAGCTATGGACATGGGAGCTAAGGCTCTCAAACGTAAGGTAGGAACTGGCTCTGAGTTCCTCAAGGAGTTGATGGCATTGCCTGGCGTCAAGCCCACTGAGCTTAAAGAGCGTGGACTAGAAGAATTGATGAATGCGCCTAAGATGACGCATGAGCAGTTCCTTGGACAACTGGCAAGAAAACCAGCGCCCAAGATCAATGAGAAGGTACTGACTGAAGGTGGCAATGACGAAACAATCCAAGAGTTAATAGACAGAGATGCTAGGGAATACGCTAATCGAGAGATTGGAACTAGCCCAAGGATGCGTGATGATTGGTCAGAAACTTATGATGACTTCGTTGAAAACGCCAATCAAAATAGGTATTTAGAATACCAAAAAGAAGCTGACAAATTAGTTAGACAAGGATTGGCTGACCCTGCGGTGGCTCACTCCGAATACACATTACCTGGCGGTGAGAACTACCGCGAGATGCTAATTAAAGATCCACAAGGTGAATTTGAAGGCGTCCCAGCACACTTCCATGGCGAGCCCAACATCATAGCCTCCATGCGTCTTAAAGACCGTACAGGCCCTAACGGTGAGAAGCTATTGCACCTTGAGGAGCTACAGTCAGACTGGCATCAACAAGGACGTGAAAAAGGATATAAATCAAACGCATCTGAGGATGAAGTTCGTAAAGCATATAATGCCCAAGAATATAATGCTGTTCCTTTTGATGAATTGCGTCCTGAAGATAAAGCATACGAAATAAAAAAATATAGAGAGTCTGGAGTTGCTGACGCCCCATTCAAAAAGAACTGGGAAGAGATGGCAATCAAACGGTTGATCCATCACGCTGCCGAGAAGGGCTACCATGGCATCGTGGTCACACCTGGTAAAGAACAAGCAGATCGCTACAGTCTGGCTAAGCACATTGATGCACTTCATTACAATCCTACTACACATCGATTAATTGGTAAAAAAAATGGCAGACAATTAATTGATGAATATTCAGTACCTCCTGAAAAACTTGAGTCATATGTTGGTAAAGAAGCCGCTCAAAAAGTAATGTCGCAAAAACCAAACGTTAATGGATTAAGATCACTTTTGGGTGAAGATTTGCAAGTCGGTGGCGAAGGCATGAAGGGGTTTTACGACAAGAAAGTTCCCAACATATTTAATGCTGTGGGTAAAAAGCATGGCGTCTCGATGCAATTGCATGGACATGCTACAGAAACAAAACCTTCAACTGGATATCAAGTTAGAGACACATTAGATCCAAACAGTAGGCCAACAAGATTTATGCATGCTACAGATGCGTCAAATTGGCGCAGAGCTAACAATCTTCCTGATACCCATGTGATTGAGCCACAACCTGCAGAACATGCTCAATTACACCACTTTCCCATCACAGAACCAATGCGTGAAGACGTATTAAAGAACGGACTACCTTTATACAAAACAGGTGGCGTCATCCATAAAGCCGAAGGAGGCAACGTGCAACCTACAATCGAACAAATGCGCATGGCGCTACAAAACAAGAGTACGTTTCCCAAGTTTGACATTCAATCCATTGGAGCTAACGAAGCGCCTGACTTGTCTCCCAAGTATTACATCCAACCCAACAGAAATGGCATTTTAGGTGTTGGTGGTGTGGACATGGATAACATAACCCCAGGGATGCAATTGGTAAAGCAAGAAATACCAAACATGAATCCACCCAACAGTCCAAATGCTCCACAATCCCCACAGAGCCCACTGGGAGCGCCTCCAAGCCCTCAAGATGGTCAGAGCAACATCCTTAACATGACACCTCAAGGTCAAGCGTTAAGCGCTATGAGCCCTCCTCAGCCCCCACAGGGTATGGCAAAAGGCGGAAGCATGCATTACGCGCCATCAAGACCATTATCTAAAAGTGAAATATCAGATATGGCAGAAAGAATGGTTAGACAATCCAAAGGATTGGAAATGCCAAGCACTACAACCCAACAACAATTTGAGCGTGAAAAGAATTTGCCAATACAAATACGTAAAAGTGGAAAAGAAATAAGTCAACCCATTATTGATTTTTCAAAATATCTTGGTGCGTCAACAGTAGGCGTCCCTGGAGACCCAAGCCGTGGCGGTCTTGTTCCGTATAAAAACAAAAAAGGTTTTCCTGAAGCAAGGGCTGGAGAAACGTTATATGGTATAGGTGGACAAAAACTTGAAAAACCAGTTGGGCTCTATGGCGGATATAAATATGGCGCTTATGGTCATCCTCATGGATGGGCTAGTGATTTAGGCGCAAGTGCTGGACTGTATAACGTTGTAAAGAAATTGGCAGAAGAATTTCCTGATCAAGAAATACTTGGCCACTTTCACAAGATGACACCACAATCTTTACATCATGCTGTGCACATGCTTGATGCTGTATTGAGTCACCATCAACCACACAATTTACCGCCAGAACAAATAGAAATGTTAAATCATTTAATGAAAAACGTTGCTATTACTCAAGGAAAACACGATATACCTTATCCTGAATTCCCTGGGTTTGAAAACCCTGCTGATGTTATGTTACATGGCGCAATGAAATCAGGTATGCGCAAAAAGATAATTAAATTGTTAGGAACTGAAAAAAATTATGAAGGTGGTAAACAAAAAATGGATGACATCATGTATGCCATCAGCCACCCTGAATTGAGAAACATGGAAACAGGTTCTGGTGGATCAGCCATACTTAAGTTTGATCCTACGGGTAGTTTGCAAAGCACTCATTCATTGCATCCAACATATGGACATGACATACCATCTCAGTTAATTGGAAAAACACGATATATAACCCCTGCACAAATTCTTGCACCACGGTCTATGGCCAATGCTGAAAAAGAAATCAAAGCAATGGGCAAAAAAATTGTGCCTTTTAACCAAGCTAAAATGAATATTATTCGTGAACCCATTGATGAACAATATGTTAATCAAATGGGTGAATATGAAAATGAAATGAGAAAAAGACTAGGTTATAAAAAGGGTGGCAAAGTTAAAGAATCTCTAGATACAATGCGCTACGCTTTGACCAAAACTAAAAAGGCTAAATGATGGCAACACAAGACGATATGAACATTGACGAGCAAGAAGACGGTTCGGCTGTTGTTGACATGCCTGAGATGGAAACCGAAGAGCAAGAAGACGGCTCAGCGATTGTCACAATACCAAGCAGTGGCCCAGAAGAGAATCCAGACTTCTATGCAAACATGGCAGAGGACTATGACGAAGGTGAACTTCGTACTATTGCCATGCGCTACATGGACTTAGTCAAGAATGACAAAGAAGCCCGTGAACTAAGAGATAAGCAATACGAAGAAGGTTTAAAGCGTACTGGTATGGGGAATGATGCCCCTGGCGGTGCTACCTTCATGGGAGCGTCTAAGGTTGTACACCCAGCCATGGCCGAGGGTTGCGTTGACTTCGCTGCTCGCGCCATCAAAGAGATGTTCCCACCAGATGGCCCCGTCAGGACTAAGATCCTTGGCAAGGTCGATGAGATGAAGACTCAGAAAGCTGAGCGTAAGCGTGACTATTTGAACTGGCAGATTACAGAGCAGATTGAAGAGTTCCGCGATGAGCAAGAGCAGTTGTTGACTCAGTTGCCTTTGGGTGGAAGCCAATACTTCAAGCTATGGTTTGATGAGGATAAAAAGCGCCCATGCGTGGAGTTTTTGCCAATTGATAGGGTGGTACTACCGTTCGCGGCGACCAACTTCTACACAGCCCAACGAGCTGCTGAGGTGCATGAAATTACCCATTGGGAGTTCAATCGTCGCATTGCCAGTGGTATGTACCGTGATGTGAACGTCATCCAAGCGGTGTCCGAGCCCGACCAGACTAAGCCACAAAAAGCCAACGACAAGATTGAAGGTAAAAAGTGGGAGGACAACAAAGACGGATTGCGTAAGGTT